TTTTTAAGCTTTGTAAAGCTTGGATTGACACTTTTTTATAAAAAGGTGTCAGTCCGGACAGTTATATCAAGTAATTTGCTGTCCGGATTCGGCTTTTGATGCCTCAGGTTCCACCCTAGTTTGTCTCCCGACGGGGGACCGCGAAGGGCAATAATCAGAGATTATCACCCGTAGCGGTCTGTTTTACGTTCTATTTGAACTTTTATTTGATTTTGATAGCCTATAGGCTCTTTTGCTTTAACGCTGCGCTAAACGCATTGTGAGCCTTTTACGGCATATCTGCATATTTGTTATTTTATATATTTGTTATTTTTTTTTAATGTAATTAAAAAAGGCTCCGAATGGAGCCTTTAATATTAGCCAGCCTCGCCTGTTGGCGGGGGAGTCTCTGGCTGATTTGTTACCACAACCTCGATTGGTTGTGGTGTTTCTGGGGCTTTTGCAAGGCCCCAGTCTATGAGTTGTTGTTGATTATCGCCATTATGGATGAAATCCATAAATTTGGCGGGATCGTTATCGAATTGTTTGCGTATCTCTGATGGTACGCTAGAAAATGAATCTTGTGCTTTCAAGATCATGTTCATTGTTTCTTGGAAGTCATTATTTGGATTATCGTCGTATGTGAATTGCTGCAATGCAGCAGTTTTAGATATTAAATCCATGCCATGACGTTTGACGATATTATTTATATTTACTTCGTCTTTGTGTGATTGTTCGACTCGGATTTCCTCGTCATCTGGTATTGTGAGTTGTACACGTTTGCGAATTATTTCGCCTTTATCGTTTCTTTTATAAAATGACATATTTCACCTGACTTATTGGTTTAGTGTTTGATTTAAGTTAAATGCCTTACCTTGTGGGGTAGGGCTAAATATTTTATTGAATGTTTTATTAACATCATATGCTTTAGAACCTATAGCTTTTCCGATTTTTTTGTTTTTTTGTTGTAAATCATAAGCTGATGAGCCGAGCCATGCTCCTACTTTTTCTGATACTCCTTTTAGGTCGGTAATTGTTTCATCTGCCTGATTAGCGATATTTGCTACTGGTTTCCCTATTTTTACATTTTGTGCGACATTTTTAGTATCGATCGCCGTTTTTTGTACATTTGCAACTTGTTGTGCAATATTTAGTGCACTACTTAGTTGGTTTGCTCCTGACGGTGTTTTCTGCATTGTTGCGCCTGCTGAGTTTGCTTTAGCTGTTGCTCCTAGTGAGCCTGCTGCTGCTGCGCCTGCTGGTGAAGAGGCATCGAATTTACCTGCTAGTATCGGGTTTAACCCTGCTGCTTTTAAATCTGCCATTCTTCTTGTTACTGCTGAGTTAGACATGCGTTCTTGGAAGCCTAATTGTTTTTTAATCTCTTCTGCTTGGAATGCTCTGTTTCTTTCTGCTTCCGTACCTGACCATGAGCGTGCTTTTGCTGCTTCTTCTGCTTCGAATACGTTACGAGCCGAGGCGATATCCTTATTCGCCTGGTTCATGTTTTCGACCTGTGTTACGCCTGAGAAATCATCCCATATTTGTCCAACATCAAGACCACCTGTAAATGGATTTAATGTATCTAAGTCTAAACTTGGCATTGTTTTCTCCTAGAAATGGTCAATCATGCCTGGTACACCGAATGTTGGCATAGGACGAGCACATTTTAGGTTAATGTAAGTATCGACTATGAAGTGTGGCTCTGTTGATACCTGAATACATCGGTCTATTGGTGGGTCTTCCTGTATGAAGGTTTCACCTAATGTTGGTAATGTTGCGAAGTCTTGTGATAAATGCCAGGCATCGAGGGAACTTGTTGCATCTGATTGGAATAATCCTGATATTTGTGATGGTTTATAACGGTATTCTGCATATCGTTCTTGATAGCCAAAAACGAGGTCATCATTCGCTGATCCATCACAGAACACCTCTTTGTTCAAAATTGACTGCTCCCCAATATGGGCTAAACTGGGCCAATATACGTCGTATCTTGTTGATTTAGATAGTTCACGACGTAAACCTTTTTGATATGTTAAATCAGCTCGTACAGACATTAATCCCATGACTATGCCATGTTCTACGAATGATTTTGAGAATCCATGACCTGATATTGATGCTGTACCGATTGCTGATAATTCACCTACACCGGTTCCGTCAGTTGTTCCTGTTGCTGCGTTTTGTGCCTGTTGAGTTATGGGAGAGATGTTAATAGGAGAAGAACCGCCACCGAGATATTCAGGGCGATAACTAACATCGTAGAAATTAACACCAAAGTGATTTCGAACCAATTCACTGTATCTTGTACCTCCTCTTGCGTCGCGTTCTAGTAATTTTTGTACCTGAAATGCTTCACGTAAGTCATTAATTGTTGCTGCTGTTGCTGTTGATAAATCTGCATAGAGTGAATTAGATGCAGTTGTTGATGTTGTTCCTACTGATACACCAGCACCTACACCATTACTGTTTAAACGTCTGTATTCCGTTTCTGGGTCTGAATAAGCATATACTGCTGCAGCTTCTGCTGTCGGTGTGTGTACGTATGCCGATGTTCCTAATGGTAAAGATACGGCATCGCCTTTTTGAGGCCATGGTAGTGCCGATGTGAAGTAGTCGTGACGTTTGCCACGTCTTTGTAGTTCTGCTTCGGTAGTACTTAATACGTCAGGCCCGTCGCCAATGGTATTATCCAATGAGTCTATTAAGTTTTGGTCCCTAAACCATTCATTGTATATTTGCTTATAAGATCTAAATGGTAATGCATTAACGTCAACATCATCAGGAGAGATACCATGAGGAACGCCAATGTAATTTAATAATGCTGCTTTTCGTCCATTAGCTGTAGTTAGATCAGGTTGTGCACTTGATGTAGTTGCACCACTCAGTACTGGTATCTGATAATCGATAGAATCACCAGGATCTACTTGTTCACCAAAGAATTTTTTGCTGTTGCTCCATAACAGTCTATAGGGCACGAAAAAGAAGTGCGTATCTATGAACATATTGTCCATGATAGGGAATAGGGGTGTTGCTAAGCGTGCAAATGCGGTTGTATTTAGATTAAACGTATCACCTGGTAATACATCATCCCAATAGAAAGGGACTAGCCAACCGGCATCCATTGTAAATTTATGGCCATGTGAACGATCGAATTGTGAACGAGGCGCCTGAATAGAAGGTGCCTGGCTAAAGTTGTGTGTCATTACTGATTGCATGTTTTTTCCTCTAATAAATGAGCCGGGGAATAACCCCCGGCCTTATAATTTAGATACCGCTTTGTTTTTTTAGTTGTTCGTGTTTTGCCAGGTCATCTAGCTGTTGTTGTTCTGATATTGAGGTGACATTGTTTGTCTTAATCTCGAATCCTGAACGTAGTTTTTTTGGGTTTTTATCGGCTGTTATTGAGCCGGAATTATCATCGAATCCACCGATATGATAAAGGGTGTAGTCGTCTTTATGTGGTTGATCCTGTACAGATTGAGAGAACGATCTTATAGCTGATGCGTCATTAATATCTGAGAAGGGTTTGTTAAATACTTCTGCGACGTTATCGTAGATTGAATATAAATTTAAGAACATTATAGACTCCTTTTGAGTTGATTAAATTGGGCCTTCTTTACGTTTTCACGTG